AACTATATCGTTGGGAAAGTGTAAGTGGACTTGATCAATGGGTGGAAATTGACACTTCAGACCAAGTCACACAAAATGGTATCCTGTTTGCTGATGCACGATGGGCACCTAATGGCACCACAGACCCTGTGGCAGATCCAATCCCAAGTATCCAAGATCTACTGGAAAGTGATTATCTTGATCCAGATGCTCCTAACCCAGCATTGTATCCACAAGGCATGTTGTTGTTTAACACACGCCGTTCGGGTTACAATGTCAAGAGCTTCCAGAGCAGTTACTTCACCACCACTGCTACTGACTATGCAATTGATGCATGGTCAGCCAGTACAATTTATGGTGAAAATCAATTTGTAAGCTACAACAATGGTATCTATGTGTGTATTTTGGCTCCTACTGCCAATCAAAATCCTAGCAATGGTACATACTGGGCATTGATCAATCTCAATACCTGGCTCAGCACCAGTGGCAACAGAGACAATGGCGCCATGTGGTCAGGTCGCTTGGCACAACGTCAATTGATTGTTCAAGCACTCAAGAGTGGTATTGATACCAGCGTCACAGCACGTGAAGAACAAACACAGTTCAACATTATTGCAACACCTGCTTACCCAGAGTTGACACCAAACATGATTGCACTCAGCAACGAGCGTAACAACACATTGTTTGTTGTGGGCGATACACCAATGCGTCTTGGACCAGATGGCAACAGCCTGGTAGCGTTTGCTACCGACAACAATGGCCTGGGACAACCCAACGGTGACGGTAATTCAGCAACCAGCAACTATTGCGGTGTGTTCTACCCAAGTTGCCAGACCACTGACCTTGGCGGCAACACAGTTGTTCAACCTCCAAGCCACATGATGGTTCGCACAATCTTGCGCAGTGATGCCGCAAGTTACCCATGGTTAGCGCCAGCAGGTACACGTCGTGGTGTAATTGACAATGCAGCCTCAATTGGTTATATTGATGCCGCAACAGGTGAGTTTAACCAAATTGGCGTGAGTCAAAGTGTACGTGATATCTTGTATGAGCGCAACATCAATCCAATCACGTTTATTCCAGGAATTGGTATCACCAACTTTGGTAACAAGACTTCGACCGCGACTACCACGGCCCTGGATCGTATCAACGTTGCACGATTGATTGCATTCTTGCGTGGACGTCTAGAAGAAATTGGCAAACTGTACTTGTTTGAACCCAATGATACAATCACACGCAACGAGATCACTAACACTTGCAACAGCTTGATGATTGACTTGATTGCCAAACGTGCGATCTATGACTACTTGGTGGTTTGCGACTTGAGCAACAATACGCCAGCACGTATTGATCGTAACGAACTGTGGGTTGATATTGCCATAGAACCAGTGAAAGCGGTGGAATTTATCTATATTCCGTTGCGTATCAAGAACACTGGTGAGATCGCCGGAGGCGCTGGAGGTTAAAAAGGTGGCGGTTTCGACCGCCTCCTTTCCAGGTAAATAAACATATAGGAGATAACAAATGGCAGTTTCATCATTACAGCGCATGACAGTACCACTAGCTAGCGATCAAAGCTCTAGCGTACAAGGTTTGTTGATGCCAAAACTCAAATATCGCTTTAGAGTGATGTTTGAAAACTTTGGCCTTTCAAAGCCAACAACAGAATTAACCAAGCAGGTAGTGAGCGTGGCTCGTCCTAACTTGACATTCGAAGAAATCGCATTGCCAATCTACAACTCAACATTGAAACTGGCCGGCCGCCACTCTTGGGCAGACGTTGCTTGCTCAGTGCGTGACGATGCCAGTGGCAGCGTAAGCAAGTTGATTGGTGAGCAATTGCAGAAGCAAATGGACTTCTTGGAAATGGCATCTGCCTCTTCTGGTATTGATTACAAGTTCTTGACCAAGATTGAAATCCTAGACGGCGGCAACGGTGCTGCAACTCCAGTGGTTCTTGAAACCTGGGAATTGTATGGCTGTTACTTAAAAGGTGCAGACTACGGCGAATTAAACTACGGCACCAACGAAGGTGTCACAGTTAACATGACAATCGCTTACGACAACGCTAACCAGACACCTAACGGTACTGGAGTTGGTACAGCAATTGGTAGAACAGTTGGTGATGTGGTCACAGGTGCTGGTCAAGGCGCTTAACCCTTAGTGGGCTAATATGCCAACATTCGGCCAACAATTTTTACAAGGTTTTACTGGCACCAGCAGCTTGCGTGATTACACTCACGCAAGCAAAGCCTTTACATCCAACTCATTTGAACTCAAGCCACGCTACAAGTTCCTGTTTCATGTGAGCTTCACGCTCAACTCAGACATTCCAGCAATCTCAAAAGTCATTGGCACACAAGAAGCACAAAATCTCAGTGTGGTAGTCAAAACAGTAGACCTACCCAAGTATAGTATTGCGACAGAAACTCTCAATCAGTACAATCGCAAGCGTGTGGTACAGACCAAGATCAATTATGAACCAGTCACACTGACATTTCATGATGATTCAGGCGACAATGTGCGCAACATGTGGTACAACTACTACAGTTATTACTACAAAGATCCCAGCCAAAATTATCTAGCACCCAACAGTACCAATGGTAGTCTTGGTCAGTCGGGCAACAAAGCATCAGGATTTGGTTATAATGCTCGAGACATTTACGAAAACCAACGACTGGGTAATGTCAACGATTGGGGATTCATTGGCGAAGCATTTAACGATGGCACAAGTTCAGCATCGGGCAAGCCGCCATTCTTTCGTGACATACGTATCTATGGCATGGACCAACACAAGTTTGCTGAATATGTGTTGATCAATCCAGTAATTACAGCTTTCAATCATGATCAATACTCTTATGCTGAAGGTGCTGGCACAATGCAAAACACCATGACCATTGCATACGAAACAGTAAAATACTATTCTGGTGCAATTGGTAATCAGCGTCCTGATACCAATGTTCAAGGCTTTGCGGATCCCGCACACTACGACACCACTACCAGTCCCATCGCAAGACCTGGGTCAAGAGCCACAGTGTTTGGACAAGGCGGGTTGTTGGATGCAGGCGGTGGCATCTTGGAAGATTTACAAAGCGGCGGCCTATTGGGTGCCATTGGCGCTGTACAAAAAGCTGGCACAGCCTACAACACATTCAAAGGCAAAAACATTGCCAGCATTGCCAAGAGCGAAGCAGTCACACAAGGTGTCAAAAGTATTCAAGGTGCCATCCCTGGCGCCATACGCAGTATTCCTGGTCGTTCCAGCGGCATGTACTTCCCCAGCCCACAGAGTCCCAGTAACAACACTACAGGTAGATAATCATGTCCACTATTAATGATACCAACTACCGAATTGATCAAACGGTAAGAGTTTTTGATACGTTTTACGACTATGATGTTGATATTCCTGTGGGTGAATATGATGTGGTCAACAGTTATTTTCGATCAATAATGACTACCAAGCAAGCCGCAGATAACTTTACTGTGAGCTTGTTCAAAGTAGCCCAAGATACCAAAATTCCAGCCCTGACACTGTTACAGACTTTTCAAACCAGCGGCGGCGGAGTTGGCAATTCAATGAGTATAAACTTGAATATGGCCTACTATCTCAACAGCATTCGCAACAGAGCTACTTTGTTGGGTGTGGGAGTGGCTGTGATACCGAACTATTATGCAGCCAGAAACGTGGTGCAGTAAATGGCTCGCTGGGCACAGGGATATTACGACATTCTGAATCCTGACAAGTATGTGGGGTCAGGCAAACCAAGGTACAGATCTGGATGGGAACTCAGCTTCATGCGCTTTTGCGATTCAAATGATGCTGTGCTTCAATGGGCCAGCGAAGCAGTACAAATACCCTATAGACATCCACTCACAGGCAAGCAAACTGTGTATGTGCCAGACTTTTTGATCACTTATCGCACTCGCAACAACACCATGCGAGCCGAATTGATTGAAATCAAACCCAAAAAACAAAGTGTAATTGAGTCAAAAATGAACAGCCGTGATCGAGCTGTGGTAGCCATCAACTATGCCAAATGGCAGGCCGCAACCAAATGGTGCCAACGCCAGGGACTCACATTCAGAGTGGTCACAGAACAGGACATGTTTCACAACGGTCGAGCCTAGCCCCATAAATATGGCATGACTCGTAAACTTGAAGAACTGTTTGATCTCCCGCCTACTCAGGATGAAGTAGACCATGCTCTGCCCACACTTCCTACCAACCGAGAAACACTGCAAGCACTAGATGACGCTATCGACAAAGTTGATAATGCGTTGCCTGCGGTGCGTGGACTTGAAGCCACAGACACCGAAATGGATGAACTTGCTGGCCTAGCAACGGGCAGTTACAAAGATCTCATGGACTTGGGCATGCAAGTAGACAGTCGTTTTGCTAGTGAAATTTTCAGCGTGGCCAGCAATATGCTGGGACATGCTATCACTGCAAAAACAGCCAAACTAGACAAAAAGCTCAAGATGATTGATCTGCAGATGAAGAAAATGCGCCTGGATCAACAGCAACAAGTGCTAGATTCAAAAGAAAACGAAGGCCTAGCCTCTACACAAACAGCACACGGAGTGGTTCTAAGCCGCAACGATTTGCTGGAACGTATTATTGGCAAAGGCCAAAACGCACAAAAAGAATAAATATACAACAGGATACTGAATATGAAACCATTTGCAAGATACCTAGCCGAAAGTGAACGTACATACAACTACCGTATCAAGGTAGTGGGTGATGTGCCCACAGGCTTTTTTAAAGAGCTTAAAGACAAGTGTGCTCAATTTGATATTGTCAAAATGTCAAATGCCAAGAGCACTCCGGTTCGCAAGCAGATTCCAGACTTCCCGGCATTTCCCAATCAGTCAATGAACATCGTAGATGTGGAGTTCAAGTACCCAGCCATTGAGCCACAGATCAAACAGTTGGCACAAATACTAGGCCTGGATCCAAATCGTATTGTGATGATGGCCACACCGTACGAAGAAAGTCTTGACAGTGAAAGCCGCAAGATTGAAGACGAAAACAAAGACTTGCTGGATGATCCTACATATCCTGCTCCAGACGCTGAACAACGAGCACTGAAGAAAGATTACGCAACTGGTCCTTATGATCATGAAGTTGTAAAGAATGCTTACAAGAGTGACTTTACAGTTGCCGGCGGCAAGACACCTCCAGCAAAAACCACAAACGAATTGCCCATGGGTGACAAGAGTCCCTTTAGCAATATCAAACGTCAACCCAAGCCAGCAACTGGCGCCCAACCTCGAGGATAATTCAAA